TGTCTACACCGCCGCCAGTAGACACCCTCTATTTCGCGAAGCATGAACATATACGACCCGCACCGGGGGCACGGCGGTGTTGGGCTTCGCAAACCTACCTCGCCAAGCCTCACTTCGACTTCGGCTTCGGCGCGGGTTTCGGCTTCGGTTCAACTCGTTTTCCTGTCTCTGGGTCAATCTTCATCGGTTTCTCCTAGGTGCTGCACATGAGATAAATCATCGGACCAGCAATATCACCCGTACCCGCATTGAGAATGTATCCAGCGACCTGGTTCTCACCGGCAGTGGGAGTGCCGCCCACTTCGGCGAGAGTTCCGTTCCCGAGCCAGAACACCGTTCGCTCATCCGCAGCGGCGTCGTCCAGGGTGGTATTGCCTGGGCTAATCAACGCCGGTCCCCACGTCTGGACCCACACATTGTAACCCGTTGCAGCAGTTACGGTGGGGACGCCCATCCACGCAGCCGTAGAGTTTGTGGACCCCGACACCAACCGATACGGATTCGCGTAAATCTCATGGTAGTCGGAAGTCGTGGTCGCTACCTCAAGAGGCCGTTCGAGGTAGAACTTCGTCGTGGTTCCAGAAGTCGCATCGTTGCCGACGATCTGCCGAATGATCGAGTTGTCGCCGGTCGCCTTGTAAATATATGCGAATCCACCGGAGAACTGATCTTCAGTGATCGTATCCACGGTAGCGGTAATCGACGTGCCCCCAATCGATGTAGCGAGGGGATTGACGGTATAACTCAATGCCGCTTCCGCCGTTGATGCAACGCCATGATAGGAGACACAACCCCCGGTCGTCAGGCCCATATACTTGTAGACCCGACCATCCCAGGTGACGTATCTCGTTCCGTAGACAAACCGCTGGGTGGTCTCAGCAACGCTGATGCCGAGTTCCTCCCCGGAGCTTGTACGGCTCCAATCGACCACAGAAGCGTTCGCTTCCGGGCCAATGACTTTGTTAGGCAAAGTGAATTTCGTACTCATCTTTCTGCTCCTTGTGTTACTTCACTGTCAGGCATTCATGGACCTTTGCGCCTTCGATACGGACAGCGCCGAGGTCCATGTTGCTGTAGATGCCGGTCGAGTATTTCTTGTCGGCCCGCTCCGAGATACGAGTCTGCATATCCCGAATGAAAGCCAGACCCAGACCCCCTTCAGACCACGCAAACGTCCGACGCGCGGTTGAAGTGGCTGCGTCCAGAGGCAAACGGGTAGACACGAAGAAATCGAATCCCATGAAGTGCCCGACCGACCCGGCCACCAAAGGATGCCCGTTCACATAGTCGGAACTGGCAATCTTCTCGATGTTCAGCATTGCCCGATGGTCCTTGGGCGTAATCACCCAATACTTGTGGTCCGTTTCCGGGACGTTGGCATCCATGAAGATTTCCGACATCGCGGTGATCTTCAGGAGTTCCATCGTGGTGGGGGTTGATGCCGCAGCGAGAGTGCCAAGGGTCGTCTTGATACCCCCGGTGGTTCCGTTGAGTCCAATGGATTCGTCCTTGAACTCCACCGAACTTCCACCGGCCTTGCCGGTAACGACATCGGCAAAAGCGGCGGTGATAACCAGGTCGTCGATCTTCCTGCCAAACGAAGAAGCACAGGAGCGAACGATGGCGCTCTGGGGGTCCGTGACCATACGCGCCACGTCGGGTTCGTCCAGAAGATAACCGTCTTCCCACGGATAGGGCGTAACCATTCTCCGCAAGAGTTGGGATTCTCGACTAGGGGTGTCCCCATGCCGGTCGTTGTTTGCCGTGGGGAGGTCCAATTCGGCAATCTGGTGGAAGTAGGCATCTTCCGCATTGGAGACGGTTTTGATGTCCACTTTGCTTCTGAATAGTGAGGTCCGCTGTTGGGCGACAAGTTCAATCGTGTCGCCGAACTGCTTCCCATACAGTTGGTCGCCTGTGTAAGCCATTTCATTCTCCTCGGATTACTGGAAAGTAACGTCACTTTGCAGTCGTGTGTCTCCGAGGAGGACGACCTTCATTTAACGTTTGATAAACGAGTCCTTTGGACTGTCAACCCGGTCAGTTGGTATCCGGGGTTTCTGCTGCTGCGTAGTGTTCTCTGATTTCTTTCTGGAGACGTTCCATCTGTGCCGGGGGCAAGGTTCCCTTTGTGTAGCCCGGCGTCTCCATGAGTTCTTTTGCCTTCATTAAGTGTTCATCTTTGGTCATCACTGATTTGACCGTTCCGTCCGGATCAATGCGTTCAGCTTCCTTGAACTTCTTACTAATCTCGGCCACGAACTCAAGGATGTGTTGGTTGTTTCCGATAGCCTGAAGAAGCGCGTCCTTGTTTTCCGGGGTGGTGTTTTCCTCGATGGCCCTTTTGGCGAAGTGCATCCGCTCGTTGTAGGCATCGACGCCCCACTTCTGTTCCAGGCTTTCTTTGACGGCTGCTTGTTCCGCTTCGGCGGTGCGGGCCATGTCTTCCAACCCGGCTGTGATTCGTTGCTCCTCGAACTTCTGTAGCACATCAACCTGTTTCTGATTGAGCCCCGCTTCGTGGAATACCGCCTTGCTCGCTTCGACGAGTTCCGGTCGGATATGCTCCTGAAGCTCTTGCGGGAAGGTAAGCTCATACTCCCCCGCGGTCGTAGGCCGTCCCAGGGCTGTGAAGAACTCATCCTTTTCCGTCTGTGTGGCCTCTTCGGAAAGCGGAGTTACCATCTTCCCGCCTTTGGAGAGGACGATTTCCTGATTCCCCATCTTCTTCATCACGTCTTGGATGCTGGTGACACTATTGAAGATCGACCGCCCCCGGAAATCTTCGGGCACGTAAGCGTCCTGCCAGCCTTCCTTGAAGGTTCCACTGTCCTCAACGAATGAAGTCGGTTCCGCAACCGGGTCTCCCGTTTCTACGGGTTCAGTTGTTTGGGTTTCAGTCATTGTGTTCCTTTCGCTATCATTCTTCGGATTCCCAACAGCACGGATCGTCTGCCTTCATAGCAGGCGGTTAATAGTGCATCGCTTGGCTCGCACATGGTCGTTTCATTATCGTAGCACTGAAAAGCAAGATGATTCAATACAGCCTCGCCGGAAGGATTATCAAACACGTTCACATAAGACTGAATGAGTTTCAATTCTTCCTTTTTAAGCAACCGATTCCATCACTTTCCCGGCCGCGCTTCCTTCTTCCGGCGCGCTTGTCGTCTTGCCATAAGCGTCAGCAATTTGCTGTGAGGCTTCTAACGCTTGCATAGCTGCTTGCTGTTCGGCCCTGATCCTTCGTATCTCATCGACTTCTTCTCGGGTCGGGATGTGGTCTTCCTTGACACCCCTTGCTCTCGCAAGGTCGGGCATGGCCTTATCGAGACCCACCCAATCTGCCGCCTCCGGGAATATGGCGGACATTTCGCCAGCGATAAAGGCAAACTCCTGGAAAGCGCTTGCCTGTTGGTTCTTCAGCGCCAAAGCTAAAGGCCCTTGGTATTCGATCTTGAACGGCCTGCCCAACAAAGACTCGGGTATGGGAGGAATCACTCCGTTCCTCACCAACAAGAGGAACGACCGCATAATCAAAGGGCTAAGCAGTTCTCGTTGAAGTCTCGCCACAGGGGGCGCGAGTAGTCGATATCCCTCTCTCATGCGCTCGGCGACTTCCTTGGCCGTCATGCGAGCAGTTATATCTCTCAAGGGATTGAAGATGTCTTTGTAAAAAGCTCTGTGAATGACTTCTTGCTCCATCTCAATCGCTTTGACGGTATCAATGTGACTTCCGATAGCTTGGGCCTGAAGTGCCTTGATGGCATCCATCTCCATCACAGTGTTTTGGGCACCAGGAGACAAATTCACTCGTCCCTCGAACGACTGGTGAACCAACAAAGGCGGGTTGTTCAGCTTGTTCTGCAACTCCAGCATATCCTTCGTCATCTGCTGAAGGACTTCGACCGTTCGGATATTGTCCGTCCCCTGCCCCCTGCCAAAGACTTCTGTGGACCGTTTGGAATACCTTGCCACTGCATAGGGGAAGTGTTCGTATCCCCCTTCTTGAACCAACGCCGTCCCTTCTACGTCAATATACATGTCCTCGAAGGGCATGTTCAGCCCGTCTGACAGAGAGCGGTTTCGTTGGGTTCTCGGCCCAGCATAATGGATGAACTCGAACATATCCCCGCTGGTTTCCTCTTTGTCCGCTGCTTTCTGAATATGGTCTGGAATGGTCTCAAACTTCTGCACAGCTTGTTTGGCAGAGAGGATCAGGGTGAGAAGGATGGTATCGACAACCCCATCAGCGTTTTCAAGAATCTGGTACAAGGAAATATCATAGTCTTTGTAGACCAGCCCATCCTTCACAGTCCATTCGGTGAACAGATTGCACGTCCCAAACACGCCCCACGACCTTAAAGCTTCGTTGAGTTCCAGCATGAGATTCGAGGCGAACATTTCCTCATGCTCCATCTCCGTCGCTCTCGCAAGGTAGCGAGTCTCTTGTTCACTGGGTTCGGTCGTTCCTAACGCAAAGGCTTTCTGGCCGCTGGGAAATATCGATACAGACATCCCCGCTGACATCTCTTTGGATGCTTGCTGGGCGGTGTTGTCCCATATAATCGTCGAGTTCTGACTTCCGGCATACGACTGGGTGTCGATCTGATTCTCTCTGGGGAATACCAAATCTGCTGTCTTCTGCCACAC